GGTTCTCCATCAGCGTGTAGATGTCGTCTACCAATGTGTGAATTGACTTACTCATAATCCATCTCTATTAAACACTCATCAATTAAATTATGCCCAAGCATATTGGCCGCAATATCTATCTTCTTCAATTGAAACTGAAGACGACGATCTTGCATACGCACGAACTCCATTAGCTTTTGTACATTTTCAGTGCCGATAGTTAGCTCTGAGAGGCGTTCCTCAAAGTCTTCTACACTATAAATATTCTTAGTCATCTCGTTCTCCTGTTACTATCCTATCAGTATACCACGTTAATGCGTCTGTGCCCAGTTATTTCCAACTTTATATTCACCGTCCAAAGGACACTTAAGATCAAAGGCGATCCCTGCGGCCTTGATGGACTCAACCATCAGGTAGCCTACCTTGTCTGCTTGGTCAGCCTTAGCTTCCAACTGATACTCGTCGTGGATAGAGCCAAGGAGCTTGTAATCGAGTTTCCATTGCGGAGCAAACTCACTAAAGATTGCGAGTGCCTTCTTCATTACAATCGCCCCGGCTGACTGAAGCAGTGTGTTTAGGGCACTATGTTCACTTCTGATGTGTAAGCATCGTCCGTCCAGTCCCCTGAGGTGTCCTCTTTGAGACGCTGTTGAGACTCTTTCTCTAAGCTCTGCAAGTGCGGGAGTATTGTCGAGAAAGCGTTGTCTAAGTTTCGCTCCAGTTCTCTGACTTCCATCCACAATAGAACCGATCTTGGCGTCCCCGGCTCCGTATAGGAAGGCGTATATAAATGTCTTTGCTTGAGAGCGTGTAGACAGTCCTGCATTGCGCTGATTTGTTGTGTGAATGTCTCCGTTGATGATTTCATTCGTGTACTCCTCATCATCCATATAGTGTGCAAGCATCCGTAGCTCAAGGCCACTTGCGTCCACACCGACTAACTTACGTCCTTCAGGGACAATCCACAGAGCACGACACTCTGTCCCATAAGGAACCCCTACGGCAGGAACTTGAGCCATATTCGGACTACTGTGTGTCATCCTACCTGTCACTGCTCCGATTGCGTTGACTTGTCCGTGGACTCTATCGTCATCCTCGACTGCGTCAATCCACGACTGGACTTGTGCGATCCGCTTCTGAACCATAAGGTACTCTGCAATAAGCTGTGCCTCAGGTATGTCAGTAACAGTCTCCAAGACCTTCTCATCAACAATAGCTTGACCATTCTCCGTAAACTTCTCAGGCTTCCATCCGAATCGCCTAAGATACCTCCCTATCTGCTTACGGCTACCCAGATTAAACTCCGGCCAATCAATGCGAGAAAAAGCTCCTCCGACATTTACCCAGTCCTCCCCTAGAAACTTAAGCCCGACAGACGATAGATTACCGTCCTTCTTATACTTAGGTACGATCTCTTTAACGAACGTCGGAAGCGGTTTAAACTTCTCGTGAACTTTCTCCTCAAGGTCATACTGTGTCTCCTTTAACTGTGCAACTAAGTCGAACGCTTGGCGTTGATCGAGGAGCCATCCGTTAGACATTTGCTGAGTAACTTCACGCTGTACTCTGTGCTCCAGATCAACACTTGTATCTCCAAACGGTTCAAGGGCTTTCTCAAGAAAGGCAAGTACCTGCTCAGTAACTCTAACGTCTTGCTTGCAATACTCAAGCATTTCAGGCGTAAGCCTAGTCCAATCATAATATTCTCCTTTGGGAAACTTTAAGCGTTGTCCCCAAGCGTCCAGTGAGTGACCACCTTCAAGGTTGGGATTGTACAGACGAGACAGCACCAATGTGTCTGTAACATCTCCAGTGACTTTGACACCTAGGATTCTTTCTACCGCAGGGATGTCGTAGTTAATCAGATTGTGACCGACGTGTTCTGTCACATCCGAAAATAACTCCTTGACCATCTCCGCTGTTGGGTTCTCAAGTGTATACATCTGATTGCCTTTGATTGCACATAAGCACCAGATTGTCTTTGGCTTGAGTCCGTCAGTCTCAATGTCCCAGATACAACGCACTTAGAACTCCTCGATGTTGTTAGCTTCATGCACTTCTGGTTTCTGCCCACGCTCTACTCGACCTGTCAAGGCATTATAGTAGAGCCACCCTGCACTGCCTGTGATGCCTGTGCGTCTGCACTTGACGACCTGCACTTGGGTACTGTTCCGTGCATACTCGTCCTCTGCCATCTTGTCACGACTTAACAGAATCGTATTGAACGAGATCTGGTTAATCGAGCCTGAGCCCTTCAAGTCGTACTCGTTGACGTTGTGCGGGTTTGACAGGCTAGGCTTTCGCATATGGCTAACGACAATCACCGACACATCGGTTTCCTTAGAGAGCTTAAGCAGTCGATCCATGAAGTCATCAACAGTCTCGTTGGAGTTGCTTGTGACAGCCGCTTGCAGTGGGTCGATGATAATGACATCACACCCGTTGCCTTTGACCATCGCTCTCAACTTTAAGAACAACTCATCGGTATCGACAGCCCCATTGTGATCCAATAGCAGGATACGACCGTCAGTGATGATGTCAGAACGTAACTTATCAAAGTCGATGTTCTTACGATCCTCAAGTGACAGGTTGTGACCTGTGTGAATTGTCAACAGGTTCTCGACAGCTTCACCATTGGATGCCTCTAAGAACGCACAGCCGATGGTTTTCTGAGTGTTCTTCCAGAAGTGGTAGGCGATCTCGTTGACCATCGTGGTCTTACCAACAGACGTGAGTGCACCAATGACGGTGATCTCTCCTGCGGCAATGCCTCCGTTCAACATTGAGTTCAGCATACCAAAGCTCTCAGGAAACGGAATGATCTCCTCAGTGCCTCTCTTGATGAAGTCACCCCAAGCATCCTCAAGGGTAATCACCCCTGTCATACGGTAAGGCTTAGCTTCCCACCATTCAGCAGTGAATTGTCGCACTTTGTTGTTCATAAGGTAGTCTGAGGCGTCCTTAAACGCCCCCAGAGCGACGATCTTAGCTTTGTTAGGGCTGAGTACCTGAGCACACTTCTCAGCGGCCTCACGGCCTGCTGTGTCGTTGTCGAAACAAATCACGACATTCTCAAAACCCTCAAGCCACTCAAGATTTCTCTTGAAGTCCTTGACTGCCCCGCCCGCACCTTTGGACACTGAAACCACCGGGTAACGAGCACCAAGCATCTCAAAGGCCGCTAGTGCGTCCAGTTCTCCCTCGACAACCGTTACATAACGACCACCCGACTTGAACAACTGCTGACCGAACAGCGTATTGTTCCTCATGTCGCCTAGGGTGCGGAAGGTCTTAGTCTTGACCTCCCGAACCTTACAACCGACTAATGCACCGTTGTTGTCGTAGTACGGGTAATATTGCGAGTGTGCGTCAGAATGTACGTTGAACCGTTTCGCAACTGATTCCGGTATCTTTCGATCTGGAATCGCTTGAGTGGTTCCATACATCTCCACTGGCTTAGTGTACGACACAACATTACTAGCGGTTTCCACAGATGTAGCCTCCTTAAAATAGGTTTGACACGCAAAACAGTATCCATGTCCGTCTGTGTAGACTGCGAGAGCATCACTGCTCCCGCACTTCTCACAGGACTCGTGCCTGATGAACTCGTCATCAGAACTCCCCGTCATCATCGACGCTTACCTCTCCCTTCTCGACTACACGAACAGCCTTTAGGTACACGGTTGTGCCGTGGACAGGGTGTGGGTTGCCTAGGTCGTACTTGATGCGTACCTTGTCACCGTAGCGCACAGATGACTTGCTGACAGGTTCACCGTCGTTGTCAATCACTGGGAACTCGTCAAACTTAGTGGCGAACTTGCGCTGTGACTGGTTCTTGTACATTTTGATCTTGACGCCTTCTGATTCTAGCTTTTCAGCCTCAGCGTCGTCGAGGGTTAAGACAAGCGAATACTTGCCTGTTGATTGGCCGTTGTAGACCTCATGTGCATCTAGGTTCGCAAATGCGACCGTTCCGTTTACTACTGACATTATCAGACCTCCTCAGGTTCCGGTGTTGTGAAGATAGGTAGAGCGAGATCAAGTAGCAACAAGTCGTTGCGCTTAAGCTCAGACAAAACCCCATCGTATTGTGGCTCTGGATCTTTAAACTGGTCATTGATCCGTTGCCTCAATTCCATTATTATAATCGCAGTCGACACATTATGCAACGACATATTTACACTCCTTAACGAACTCCTTAAGTTCTACTTTAGATAACTTAAGTTTCTTACTATTGGTTTTTTTAATGTTAGTCCTTAGGTGTTTCCTAGGCTTTCTCAAGTATTTCATATGATCCCTTAGTATACTTAAGAGTATATCATAGTTCCTCTGTTGTATCAACTGGTACGTACTGAACGACGTCACCAATGGTTAGCTCTTGTTCCCATAGGGCAACCTTGATTTCACCAAAGCAACCACTGCACAGGTCGTAGAACTCCCCGTTGTTGTCTTTTCTGGTTGACTCGTAATCGGTCAACTCGACGTTACAAGCTCGACACCTCATTCATTCGTCCTCATGTCTTTCATAAAATACCCACGCAAGGAACGCACCAATGCCCATTGCTACTGTCCAACCCGTCAAGATGACCATAAGGTTGAATAAGTTCATCGCTTCCATGTCTTAATGGCCTCCTCTAGCCGACGATCATGTAAAGAGCCTGTAGGAGCCACGGAGAGCTCCTGTGCTCGACGTTTGTAATATTCTGATAGTGACCTATTACCCTGCCAGTCGAACTCCTCAGAGAGGAACTGACACCAGAGCGACGCACAGGACATCGTAAGACCTCCTGTGAGTAGGTCACGCTCAACTGGAGGAACTTTCTGCATCGTATCGTGCCTCACCTTCTGCCTCAGCCCTTAGGGTCGCTTGGTACTCGTCCCATGCCTCGTCTGGTGTTGATCCTGTGATTGTCTCATAGACATCGAACCAGACAGGGTCAGAGTGTTTCTGTTGGGTGATGTAAAAAATCACCTCGTCAATGACCCATTGCAACTGTGGGTCATAATGGTTCTCGTGGTCAGTCATCGTCCTCTAGCTCCCTTAAGGTATCCTTAAACTCCTCGACGTATAAATTCACGTTTCGCTGAACATACCACAGACTGTCCTCCAGTTCTCGCTCTGGTTCTCCGTTGTGGTATCCTTCAGAGTCGAGATAGCCTGAGACATTCCACAGGCTGTCCCCACGTTCTGCCGGGGTAATCTCAATGTACAACGACACGCTCTCACCGTCACTGTATGCGGTGTCCTGTATGTACTCAAGTGTTTTCATCTGATGAACTCCCAGTATTTACCAATGCACCACCCAAAGATCGTCAGAGTCCAGACGATCACGACTGCCTGTTCTAGTTCGTTCATGACTTCTCTCCTGTAATGCGCTTCTTGAAGTCGTCGAGGAATACAGCTTCCTGCATACCACGTAGGAACTCGTAGACCTCACGGGCTGTGCCTGATCTCAGACAACGGACACCGCCACCCGTGTTGACCATCTGGTTGACGTGCCAGTTACCAGACGAGCGGTTGACGTAGACGTGCAAGACCTGAGCAGTGAACGTCCCGTCCTCTGCTTTAACCCATGCCTGCTCAGGGTAACCCTTCTCGCTGTTGATCCAGTCTGTCAGGTTCTCAAGATGTGCTGTTGTGATTCTCATGGTAGTTCTCCTGTTTCTGTGAAACCTCACCTGTCGGTAAGGTGCTACCCAGACGACCAGTATAAACCGATCGTTTCGCCTAGCGCAACCTAGGCTCATCAGTGGGTGAAGTATCCACGCTCCGTCATAATGTCCAGAAATGCGTCGAGCACCTGTGATCTGTACTCTCTAGGCAGTCCCTTGTCGACCATCACTGAGTCGAGGTTAGACAGTGACGCATCAGCGTCTATCTTGATATCTCCTGCGTCTCCTAGGCGTTCAGCCATACGGTCTGCCAAGTGTGTAGCCTTCTCGACTGGATCAATTAGTTTTTTCATGTGTTCTCTCCTGTGTGTTTCCATAGTATATGCAGACACCGTGCCAACTTTAGAAACCCTTGCCATTACTGGCTTTCAGAATTACCATTAGACATTAGTCTAATAACTATCGGTAACACTTGGGTACTTTGGTAACACCTATGCAGTGTGGTTCGGTAACACTTAAGTGGTCTTGAGTGTTGCTTGGGTGACTCCTTAGGGATCTACTCAGGCACACACACGCACCACTTTAGCCCACCTTGCACCACTTTGGTGCACACTTATGCACCACTTTGGTGCACTTATGTGTCCTGTGCATAACCTGTGTGTTACCTGTGTGTTACCTGTGGATAACTTTATGCACCACTTTGGTGCACTTGTGTGTATCTTGTGTGTAACCTGTGGATAACTTGGGTGGGTCTTAAGTGATACCCGGGGGCGTCTATTGCATTTGTTAATATTTTGATGTACCCGCTTAGGCTTGCTAAGGAAACCCTCAAGAAACCCCTAAGAAATACCTAAAAAATGACCAAAAGAAACACATTGGTCACACTTATGTAAGCATATGATACCAATAGTTAAATTAAATGAATAAAAGTGATGTCAAGGGGTTGACAAAAGGGTAAACTTGGGGGATACTTAAGAAAAGTAACACTTAGGGGTTGACATTTAGTAATTTATATGGTATAATATTCATATCTTAAGTACAAATGAGCCACCATTGAGTGATTCGTTAAGTGTTGTTCGTTAAGTTTATTCATCAAGTACCCTCATAACACTTAAGTAAGGAAAATACTTGTGTCTGATTACAAAGAAACTTTAAGCCCTAATGGTAAAAAGATTGGTCGTCCTAGAAAACAGGATGTCGAATCTAAAAAACCAACCAAAAGGAACAAGGTTGGTCGCCCTCCGGGTGACGCTTCGATCATTAACGAATATAAGGCTAGAATGTTAGCCTCACCTAAGTCTAAAAAAGTTTTAGATAGTATTCTTGATGCGGCACTTAACGACGAGCATAAGAACCAAGCGGCGGCTTGGAAGTTACTAATGGATCGTATGTTACCCATTAGTTACTTTGAGAAAGACAATGCAAATGGTAGTCGTCCTTCGGTTTCTATTACGATCTCAGGAATCGGGGATGCCACCATATCCCCACTGGATGTGGATAAAGTTACAGAAAATGATATTATAGATGCGGAGATAGTAGAAGACAATGACGAAAGATGAACTGATTGAAATTGTCAAAGAAGACTTAGTTCGTCATGAAGGCTACGTCACTGAGATCTATTTGTGTTCTGAAGGGTATCCTACCTTCGGTATCGGTCATATGGTCACAGAAGAAGATATGGAGCACACATGGCCCGTAGGAACTCCTGTGACAGACGAAAGAATCCTAGATGTCTTTAAAGAAGACTGTGATGTTGCTTACACTGATGCCTGTACTCTTGTCTTAAACTTTGCAGGTCAAGCTCCAGATGCCCAAAGGGTACTTGTGAACATGGCGTTTAACCTAGGCCGCAATAGACTGTCAAAGTTCAAGAATATGTTACGTTACGTTAATGAAGGTAACTACCTAATGGCCGCTAATGAGATGGTTAACTCAAAGTGGTACGGTCAAGTAGGTCGTCGCAGTAAAGAGCTTGTCGACATCATGAAAGACGCCAAGGCTGACTCTTGAGTACAGAACTCAACGTCGAACTTCTTCCGTGGCAACAAGAGGTCTTTGGTGACTCTGTGCGATTCAAAGTCGTTGCCGCAGGTCGTCGTACTGGCAAGTCTCGTCTAGCGGCGTGGTTACTCATTATCAACGCTTTACAGACTGAACGAGGTCATGTCTTTTACGTAGCTCCCACACAGGGCCAAGCACGAGACATCATGTGGAACACACTGATGGACTTAGGCAACCCTGTGATTACTGGTAGCCATATTAACAACTTGACAATCAAACTGGTCAACGGTGCAACCATTAGTCTCAAAGGTGCTGACCGTCCAGAAACAATGCGTGGTGTATCCCTTAAGTTCCTTGTGATGGACGAGTATGCGGATATGAAGCCTAGTGTATGGGAAACCATCCTTAGGCCTGCCCTAGCTGACCAGAAGGGCCAAGCGATGTTCATAGGAACACCTATGGGCCGTAATCACTTCTACGAGTTGTTCAAATATGCGGAAATGTCAGGCGATGAGACTTATAAGGCGTGGCATTTTACGTCTTATGACAACCCACTACTCGACCCAGACGAAATTGATGTCGCAAAAAAGTCAATGTCGTCCTATGCATTCAGACAAGAATTTATGGCTTCTTTTGAAGCAATGGGTTCTGAAATATTTAAAGAAGATTGGATACAGTTTTCAACTACTGAGCCTGAGTTTGGGGATTATTATATTGCAGTCGACCTTGCGGGCTTTGCTGATGTTGAAAGTGCAACTAAGTCCAAGAACAAAAAACTCGACCAAACAGCCATCACAGTCGTAAAAGCGAATGAGCACGGATGGTGGGTAGCAGACATTATTTATGGTCGATGGGATATCAAAAAG